TTGAGAGGCATTTTACGAATTGCCCCCCCAAGGTATCTGCGAGTTTGAGCCACTGGGATGCGGCGAGTGATTGCCCTTCTAGGGTTGCGGTGAGCTGGAATACGCGCGCCCACCAGGTTAGGTCTTCGGTATCTACCTCGTCTTTGCCGGTGTCTTTCTTCCAGTCCTTGTTGATTTCTTTCAGCTCAGCGTCATTGAGTACACGGGTACGGAAGGTAGCAGTCTTCGCGCTTGCAGTTATTTCTTCTACTTGCTCGTAGAGACCTGCAAGTTCGCCGTCCAGGGATTCGGAGGCGACAGTTTCCATGTCGTCGCTCTCACCGTCCTTACGCAGGGCTTCTAGCTTTTCGATCTGTGCTTCTACGTCTGCAAGGTCTGCCACTTCATCAGGGTTCAGTAGCAGAATAGTTTCGCGGTGTAGCTTGTACTGGTCTGCACCAGACAGCCACTCGGAAAGATTGAAAGCGTTTTCAGCAGTAGTGTTCTTAGCCATTTTTGTATTCTCCCTATCAGGTGGTGTGATGGGTAAAAAAATATTGGGTGCCTCCCCCAACCACCACAGGGGAGACACCCAACATTGTATCACTCACTCAAGACACATTACTATGCTACCACAGAAATGAACTCACGGAAACCAGTCACCTGGCACTTATGGATGGTGCGGATGTAACCAGAGGTACGATCCGCTGCCTCGTTCACGGGGTGGGGCTGGTCGAAAGAGCATGCGTAGATGCTGATTTCGTCGCCCTCAGCGAAAGGCTCATAGTAAGGCTTATTGGTGTGACGGGTGACAACGTACGCCTCGGTGCCCTTATTCTTAAGCATCTGGAAGATTTTATCGCGAACCGGGTCGAACTTGCCGCCGTTAGCGCCCTCTTGGAAGTAGCGGAAGATGGCGAGTTCAACCTCAGCATTGGACTGCCCCCACGCTTTCGCGTTGGTGTCTTCACATACAGCAGCCATGCCGTCAATTGTCTCAGAGTCGGTAGACCCGATCTTAGTCTGAGACTTGATAGCCGCACACGAAATGTCTAGGGCGGTAGTCGCGTTCAGTTCAGCTACCTTCGGCTTGTCCATAGAGACAACGCCACCCATAGGGATAAGCATCAGTTTTAATTTAGCACCCGCGTAGGTGCGTCCCGGCGAAGAATCAGCCATTTTTAGTCCTCCTCAGACTCGATAAACTCGGTTGTAGTGTATTCTACTGGCTCTGCTGGTTCCTGCTCGCGCTGTGACGGCGGAACCTCAAAACCAAATAGCTCAACATAGCTGGCAGGCACATATGCGAGACGGCGTGTCTCGGGGTGCACTAGCCACATAAAATTATCCAACATTACCCCCTAGGTATGGTAATAGTATAGGTCAGTGGAGTGTATAGCCGTGCGGGTGTCATCTCAGAATCGGTTAGCATGACCTGCCCTTGTGCTTGTGCCCAATCCAGATTCGCGTAACTGTCACCCATAATCTTGGTTGTTGCGAGCCGATCCCGCACAGCATCAGTGAGAGCGTAAAGCTCATGCGTGGTCTGCGCTACACAGGTAACAGTGAAGTCAACGGTTAGCGAATGATTGTCAGGTGTGCCGCACAGTCCAACCATATCCTCATACCCCGCGCCTACGCCCATAAAAATAGCCACATACGGTTTGATATGGTTCGGCAGGTACTCTGGCACAGACTCAGGTACGAAGCCCTGGAACACTGAAACGTTCTCAATACCAGACAGTACACGCTCGATAGCTTCCGCAAGCTCAATCGTGACAGTCACAGCTCTACCCCCTCAACAATAGCGGCGACCATGTCATCCATAGTCGCTTCAATAGCAGGGCGTAGATGTGCACGTGGTGCCATTTTAGATGTACCAAACTCAACATACGCGGCATAGGGTGCAGCAGAAATAACGTCCGCAGCATTTTTCCCCGCCTTAGCTGCGCTAATTTTCGAGCGCAGAAAGCCAGTGCGTACGGGGGCGCGGCGCTTCGCTTCATCCCTAAGAATCTTGCCCGCTACGAGAACCTCAGGTGAGAAGTCATGTGCCGCCGCGACCTGGAAAGTCACGGAAAGCTTTTTTAGTTCCTCCCAGTCCTGTTCCATCATTTCGCGCCTGCTCTCTGGTTCTGCATCTCACCGCAGATAAGGTCAATAGACCCAAGCAGCGAACCAGCCATGACCTGCTTCACAGTGAAACGCTTACCATGCATACCAGGAATATTCGACGCAGTCACCACGAGTACATGATTACGTAGCCCAGGCTGCAGCTCCCACATACGCAACGGCATCTGCACCAGATAATCACGTGTAGCCGCATCCTGCACACTACCAGTCACGTTATCTGCGTAACGGTTAAGCTCCTGGATACGGCAAGTCACATCCGTAAACACGCGCTTCTCAACCACACCCGCAAGCGGCGCTTTAGGATTCACAGCGGCGGGTGCGAGCACATCAACCATAGCCGTCATGCCCTGCTCAACAACAGGCGCAAGTCGCATCGACCAGTCACGCGGCACTACACGCTGTCTAGAAGTATAGCGAGCCATAGCGGCACTCCCCCATCGGCTCAAACCAGGCACCCAGCATGGGGTCACCCTCGTTATGGATACGGTTAGCCTCAGTGTCAAGTGAGTCAGCCTGCGCCCGCAGCTCAGCCGCGACAGCCACGCCGTCAACAGACAAGTCCTGTGTCGTGATCTTCTTGGACAGAAGGTTTTCATCTGTCGCCATGCGCCGCAACAGACGAGCCGCAACACGACGCACAACAACCGCAGCGACACTAGCAGGCTCTAGAGACGCGAGAAGCTCTATGTCCCTGTCAGAGAAGATAGTTTCATGATCGTGAACCTGTTTATCGTCGCTTGGTAAATCGTTTACCAGTAGGCGGATCGTGTAAATATCTTCTGCTGTAAGAGACATAGAGCCTTACCCCTTTAGTATAGCTTACTTGGTGCCGTCAGATGCGTATGCTGCGTGCGCGAACACAGCTGCCGCGCCGGTGACGTGGCGTCCACGGTAAGCAATAGTATCATCCGAGAACCCGCCTTCACGCGCATCAATGGTGCTACCGGTCACGGAGATACCAGTGTTGTTGCTGATACGCAGGTCAGGGGTTTCGTGACCGACCAGGGTTGCACGCTGGATAGCCGGGTTAGCAGAACCAGCAGCAGGCAGAAGGAACCAAGAAGTATTCTTCGTGGTAACCTTCGGGTTCAACTGTGCGAGCTGCGGCACAACCGCAATATCAATGTTAGACGAAAGGAAGTTAGCCGAAACAGTCTCAGAGTTACCGGACTTGGTGCGGATTTCCTTAGCGCCCAGAATCTCGCGCGCCTGAACAGCGAGCGCAGACGGAACAACCAGCACCATGCGCTCCACGTCGATAGCGGAACCATGCACACCGTCACGACCAGACACGGCAGCATATGCAGCTTTCAGGTTTTCAAGAGACAGAGCCTTAGTGTCAGCCACAGATGTACCAGAGAAGAAAGCCTGGCTGATACCTGCATTGTCGAACAAGGTACTGAAAACCACCTTATCTTCCAGCTTAGCAGCACCAGCGGCAAGGCGCTTAGGAATCTGGGTAAGCTTGTCCCAGTTCTTATTTACTACATCTTCCCAGGTGAAGGGGAACACGCGACCGTACTTGTCGTTCTTGATTTGTACGGTGCCAGGCAGAAGGTCGGCTGCCTTGTATTCCTCGGCTTCGTTGACGTGCACATAGTCGATGTCGCCCGCGAGGGTTGCGAGAGGGGTTGGGTTGAAGGACGACAAGCGTGTGGTCTGCGCGACCTTCTGCCACTGGGTTTCGTAGCCGCGGTACAGGTCGAGTACTTCATACTCGAAAGCGCGTCCAAGCAGTGCGGGGAAGTCGCTAGTAGTAAGCGCTTCCTGCAAACGCGCCTGTGCAGCGTATCCGCCACGGATGCCATCGCGTAGGATGGTTGCGGCTTCTGCTACGCGCTGGGTTGCCCCGGTGTCGCGTAGCTTCTCATAGTTAAGAAATTCACTCATTAGAATTTTTG